TGAGACGTTTGTGCCAAGCTCAAAGATTGGTGAGTATGCCGTTAAGCATGGCGTAACGTACATGTGCCGTGGCTCTGTACCACCAGAACAAGGTAGGTTTGTAGGCTACATTGCAGTGGGCTTCAAGATACCTCCCAAAGACATTTCACAAACCAAAACTCGAATTAACCTAGCAAGTACGGAGATGAGTAAATGATTGATAACTGGAAACTAGCTTTTGAACAGATGCTCAAAAGTGAAGGTGGCTTCACCGATGATGATCGTGATAACGGCAACAAGCTACCAGATGGGCGTAAAGGCTCAACCATGCTTGGCGTGACTCAGTTCAACTGGGAGCAGCACGTTGGGCATCAAGTCACCCACGACCAAATGCGTAAGCTAACCCCTGCGGATGTAGAACCCCTGTACAAGAAAAAGTATTGGGACGTTGTGCGGGCTGACGAATTGCCTTCTGGGATTGATTACCTAGTCTTTGATATGGGTGTGAACGCCGGTCCGGGTCGCTCTATCAAAATCATGCAAACCGCTTTGGGCGTACCTGCTGACGGTGGTTTTGGTCCGATGACAATGGCTGCTGTCTTAGCTGCTGACCCTGTTGTGTTAATTGAGAAGTTCAGTCAAGAGAAAGAGGCGTTTTACCGTGGTCTTGAAAAGTTCACTGTATACGGTGAAGGCTGGCTTAATCGTGTTGCAGCAGTTAAGGTCAAGGCAAGCTCGATGCTCGGCTAAATTGTGGTTTTAAATTAGTGCGATAAAGGTTAAAATGTCAAATCAAGCGCTTTGTGATAAAACGCTCTCAAAATTACTTTTGTGGGTGGCGCTATGACCGCGAGCTTTGTTCTAACTTACGACAACTTAGTCACAACGATCGAGCAGTACCTCGAGCGTAATGACGCCGCCGTTGTCTCTCAGATCCCTGTATTTATCACGCTAGCTGAGTTTGAGATTGCTCAGCAGATCAAGACGCTCGGTCAGATCGAGGTTGCGCAAGGCGTGATGTCAATCGGCAACCCGATCATTCAGAAGCCCGCTCGTTGGCGCAAGACCGTGTCAATGTCGGTCACCTCGGGCGGTGAGAAGACGCCCGTTTTCTTACGCAAGTACGAGTACCTGACCAACTACAGCGCGGAGAGCGCGAACGGTCTGCCCCTGTACTACGCGGATTACAACTACGACAACTGGTTCGTGTCGCCTACGCCCGATCAGGCGTACACGTTTGAGGTGCTTATTTATCAGCGCCTACAGCCCCTGTCCTCAACAAATCAGACCAACTGGATCACAAACAACGCCCCCAACGCAATGCTCTTCGGGGCGCTCTTGCAGGCTGTGATCTACCTAAAAGACGACGCACGTCAGATATTCCAACAGAAGTACGACATGGCAATGCAGGCGCTTAAAGTCGAGGACGTGACCCGCGTGGGTGACCGCTCAGCAATCGCTGTGGACTCTTAGAGGTAACTATGACCAACACCTACGTCAACCCGATCACGGGACAGACAATCAACCCGAGTCAGATCGGCTACGAAGCACTGACGATCTCGGCAGACACGGAGCTCGACTGGCCAATCAACGGCACGACAAGCACAGACGTTGTTGCCGCAATCATTCAGGTCACCGCAACCGTGGGCAGCTTAAAGCTGTACCTGCCCTCTGCGCTGCAGGTGAGCACGGGTCAGAGCGTGCTGATTCAGAACATTGGCGCAATCACCTTTACGGTCACGGATATCTCAGGCAACACAATTGTTTCAATTGCCTCGGGTATCGCTCAGTACATCTTCTTAACTAATAACACAACAAACAACGGCACTTGGTCTACTGTCACGTTTGGAGCTGGCACCTCGTCGGCGAACGCTGCGGCTTTAGCAGGGTACGGTCTGACCGCAATTAGCACGACGCTCAATCAGCAATACGCTGAAAGTTCAATTTTCTCAAACCTCACATTAAACTCAACTTACCGCGCTCAGTTCTTAGTTTGGTCAAGCGGCGTGGGCACGATCACGCTGCCCACAGCGTCTACGGTCGGTAACGGTTGGTTTGTCATGGTGCGCAACGGCGGCACAGGCATCCTGACGCTTACCCCAAGCGGCACAGACACGATAGACGCAGCAGCTACGCAGCAACTTCAATTGACTGAGTCGTTGGTCATCGTCTCAAACGGCATTAATGGCTACTCTACGTTTGCCTACGGGCGCTCAAACACGTTCGCTTATACCCAGTTAGCCAAGGTCGTCACGGGAGGCACCACGACCCTCACGGCTGTTGAGTACGCCAACGTCGTGCAGGGTTACTCAGGGGCTTTGCTTTCAAACCAGATTGTCGTGCTGCCTTCAACCGTTCAGATTTATTACCTGAACAACCAGACGACTGGCTCGTTCTCGCTCACGTTCAAGACCTCAGCCGTCAGCGCAGCGACGGTTACTGTGCCTCAAGGTCAGACCTTGACTGTGGTCTGTGACGGCACAAACGTCTACAACTCGTCGAGCGCCTCTGGCGGCACGGTCACGACGCTCACGATTAACTCAGGCTCGGCTGCTGCGCCCTCGTTGAACTTTACAGGCAACACGAACACGGGCATGTACCAACCTGCAACGAATCAGGTAGGCTTTGCTCTGAACGGCGCAAACGCACTCACGCTCACCACGTCCGGTTTGTTCGTGCCTGCAGGTGTTTCGGGAGGCGCGTTTTGACAGCAAAAGTTATCTCGCTCAACATCAAGCCGGGCATCCAGCGCGATGGCACGCAGTTTGATGCGCCTGTCTATGTGGACGGCAAGTGGGTGCGCTTTCAACGCGGTCGCCCGCGTAAGGTAGGCGGCTACCGAGGGATTTTTCAGAACGCCTCAGGCATTAGTCGCGGCATGATCATGAGTTCAGAGGATGGCCTGAACTACGTCTACTCAGGTTGGAGTGGCGGTCTACAAGAGTGGGTCACGGATGATGACGACGGCGTGGGCTCGGGTCCGACCAACATTCAATTTTCTGGTGCTATTTTAACGATACCTACTTTGGTGGGTGGTAGTGCATACACAAACGGTACTTATTCTGGTGTTTCACTAACTGGAGGCTCAGGCTCTGGTGCTATTGCGGATATCACAGTTGCAGGGGCTGTCGTTACCGTGGTGACGTTGGTTTCAGGCGGTATTGGTTATTTGGCTGGTGATGTACTCAGTGCTCCTGCAGCAAGCATTGGCGGCACTGGTACTGGATTTTCTGTTACCGTCGCCACTGTTGCTTCAAGTTTTACCGCAAACGCAAACAATCTCTGGCAGTTTGACATTGGCTTTGACTCAGGTGGCTCGGGCAATCAGACGATTGTGGCGCATCCGGGTCTAAATCTCGTGCACATTGACAACACGCTCAACACGCCAGTATTGATCGGTAACTTCCCAACAGGCGCGATGAGTCAGGTCGGCGTCTTCACGGCTGCTGGCACGATGGTGATCGGTCCGCCTAGCGTGTTCACGATCGCCTCAGTCAACGCACTCATCGCAGTCGGTCAGACGGTGACAGGTACAGGTGTGCCTGCCAACACAACAGTGAGCATCGTGGCTGTGGGCGCGAGCACCACGACTGTGACGCTCTCAAACACGGTCTCAACGTCAGGCGCTTTGACGTTGACTTTTAACAACAACATCAGCGTGTCTGGTGGCTGCGTCATGCTGCACCCGTACCTCTTTGTGTACGGCAACAACGGGCTGATTAAGAACTGCTCAGCGGGTAACTTTCAAGACTGGGTCTCGGCTGACTCAAACGAAAACACTGTCTCTGCGGGCAAGATCGTCAAGGGTTTGCCCGTCAGGGGCGGCACGACTGCGCCATCAGGGCTCTTCTGGTCGCTTGACTCGCTTATTCGCGTGAGCTACGCGCCTACAACTGTGGGCGCGAGCACGATCTACTGGCGCTACGACATCGTGACGAGCCAGAGCTCAATCCTGTCGTCATCAAGCGTGATTGAGTACGACGGGCTGTTCTTTTGGTGCGGCGTAGATCGCTTCTTAATGTACAACGGCGTTGTGAGCGAGGTTGCTAACAACACGAACATCAACTACTTCTTTGACAACGTCAACTACGCGCAACGTCAGAAAGTCTGGGCGACGAAGATACCCCGTTGGGGCGAAGTCTGGTGGTTTTACCCCAAGGGTGACGCCACGGAGTGCACGGACGCAATCATCTATAACGTGCGCGACAAGATTTGGTACGACGCGGGCGAGGCTCTAGGCGCTCGTCGCGCTGCAGGCACGTTTTCTGAGGTGTTTCGTCGCCCGATCTGGGCAGGCACCGAGACTAATGACTCGGGCACCTACACGCTCTGGCAGCACGAGACGGGCACGAACCTTGTGAATTTGAGTCAGCAAAGCGCGATTCAGAGTTACTTTGAGACGGACAGCATTGGCTGGGTCAACGGTGGTCCAAACCAAAACGACGCTGTGGGTATGAACAACTACATCAGGCTCGAGCGCGTTGAGCCCGACTTTATACAGTCCGAGGACATGAACCTGTACGTCACAGGCAAGGGCTACGCATCTGACGTGGATCAGGTGAGCGCGGCTTACGTGTTCTCGCCCACGACGCTCAAGATTGACTTGCGCGAGCAACGCCGAGAGATGCGCTTGCGCTTTGAGAGCAACGTGGTCAACGGCAACTACGAGTGCGGTCTGAACCTGCTCTCAGCAGACGTGGGCGACATGCGCAGCACAGGCAACCCGTAATGGTGACCTATGATCCTCGCGGCCACACTTGGGACTCATGGTGCTCGCTCATGAATGAGCTGTTTGCGCCACAACAACTAGGCGTTGTCACCGAGGACAAGTGGCGCGAGTGGGCAGACGGCATGTCAGGTAACGGTTACTTCATGAGTTCAAACATACCCGACAGCCGCAGCTTTGCTGATTGGCCAGACTGGGCGGCTTCACTTGTTGGCATTATGAGCATACAGCCATGAAGTACGCATTAGACAAAATGTTGCCGTTGAGAGCTTTTCAAGGGCGCGGTACGCCTATTGGCGGACGTGGT